CCCATCAATTGCTCAGTTTCCTGCCTCCCCTGACGTGCAGTCAGGAGGTCCTCACCAAACTTCAGGCCCTCGGTGAACCGTTGCATCGGGGTCAGGACGTTCATCGTGTAGTCAATAGGGCCAACCATCAGACGATCCTCGGTTGCGGACGAATTGAAGTTGTGGGCGCGAGCGAAGACCCACCGCCAAATGGGTTGTTAATTGCGCCCGACTGGATTTGGCCAAGATACTGGCTAAAGTCTCCAGCAAGGTTGCCCCAAGTTTCGCCAGTGGCCAGCATCCCGCCGGCCCGCGCCGCGCCCTGCTGCCCAAGAAGATTTCCGACATTGACGCCGGTCTGCATCCCAGCGTTACCAACGCCAGCCGCTGCGTTCTGTCCAACCGATGCAAGGCCACCGAGGCGGGTATATTGATTTTCAATCAGGCCAGACAGGATATTCGGGCGGAATTGCGCCAGCGCCGCCTGCACGTTGCCGCCACGCAGGCCGCCCGTGGCAGCCGCATTCTGCAAGATGGCGGTCTCGCCCTGCTGGGCCAGCGCCGCAAACTCCGGGCCTTGCTCAATCGCTTGCAGGGCCGCACGCTGGGCATCCGCACCGTTTACGCCAGCCAAATTCAATTGCTGCCCAAATGCAGAAGTGCCGCCAGTAACGAATGGCGCAAGAAGTTCCTGCACAAGATCAAACTGGCGGCGCTGTTCGTCAATTCCTGCCTGTGCGGCGGCGGCCTCCGTTGCGGATGCCGATTTCTGCGCCTTGGCCTGCATTCCGGCGCCAAGCACAGAGGATCCTGCCAATAGGCCTGTGATCGGATCAGGCATGTTCAAACTCCCCAAGATAATCTGCCAACGTCTCGCCATAGAGCGACATGACCGAAGGCGCGGCCAGAAGCGCCTTCTCATAGCCGTGACAGATTTGAATGACCAGCAGCACCAGATCGTAATAGCCAGCGCGCCACATGTAGCTCTTCGCGTCAGCGTTGCCCGCACGCTCCACCATGTCAGAAGCCTGCCACTTCAAAAGTTGGACGGCAACGACCGGGAGCAATGCGCCCGCATTCGCGGCAAAGAACGGGTTGGCAGGCATCGCCACCAAAAGCTGATTGAATGCCCGATCCTGTGCCGACCGTGAAACGGTGTCGCCATCAGCGACATCATCCAGAAACTGGATTGCGTCCCACATGCCGATCAGCCAAGCAACCGCCGAGTCGGGCAGGTCGAAGGCAGATTTCAGGTTCATCTCAAGGATTTCACGCATTCGCTCGCCTATCGCGGGATGCGCCTGCTGGTGGGCCAAAGTCTCAGCGTCCGCATTATCGCAGAAATCGGTTTTTCGGGCAAGGCTCGTCATTGCAGGCGGAACCTTTCGAGGATGGCATAGGGATTGTATGGCGAAAGAGGATCAAGACGATCTACATAAAGATCAGCCATACGGGTTGAAGGTTGGTATCCACGCGCGAAATCGCTCTCCTCGGCGCCACCCGGCATCGGGCGAAAACGGGATTGCGTGGGCGTCGAGCCTGCGCCAGAATAGTCGCCCATGATCTTGGAGACATAGTTCTGCGTCTCGGCAAATGGAGGCACGCCACCGTATTTGCGCACGTTGCCCGGCCCTGCATTGTAGGCGGCCAGGGCCAGCACAGGGTCGCCAAACTCGTCAAGCTGCTGGCGAAGATACCGCGCACCGCCGCGCAGGTTCTGGATCGGATCGGTAGGATCGACGCCCAATTCAGCCGCCGTGCCTGGCATCAATTGGGCCAAGCCAGTGGCGCCCTTTGAAGACACGGCATCGGGGTTGAACGAACTTTCTGCACCGACAAGACGCAGGAACAGATCAGGGTCAACGCCCTCTTCGATGGCAATCATGCGGGCGGTTTCGCGGTAGTCCATCAGTCGTCTCCTTCGTGCGCCTGGCATGCGCGCAGGGCGGAACAGACGAAATCAAACTTCTTGCAATAGCCGCGACCGCCGCCCGAGGCGTCATAGTCCGTCACCGGGATGCTTTCCATCATGGCCTGCATCATCGGGTCAACGCAGAAGTATTCGCAGTTCAGGCACATGCGACGGCGGGCTTCCTTCTCGTTCATGTCCCAGGCTTTAGCCAGCCCAGTCCAGAACGGCTTGTTCGCCTTCGGATCAAGCGACGGGTCGGCCGGGCCAAACTGCCAGCTATCAATCGCCACCTGCTTGTTCTTCTTGTTTTCGGCTGCGCTGGAGATCTTCATCTTCGGCAGACCAAACTCCATCATCATGTCGTCCATTACGAAACCTCCCGGCCTGAAGCGCGAATGTTGATTGAGGTGCCAGTGCTGGCAATCGTGGAAATAAAGCCGCCGGGCGCAAGCGCCTGACCGACCAATTCGGGGAAGGTGTAGGTTTCTGACGCCTGAAGCGTTTTCGTCTTCACGATCAGGTTGTCATTGCCAGCAGATCCGCCAGAGGTCACAAGGTTAACGCTGATCGTGCGTGCCACCGTGTCATAATTCGTGGCGGTGAATTTATCGATGATCGCCGTGACACCGCTTGCGGTATATTGGGTAGTCTGACCAACCTCGGCGGTCTTAGCCGGGATCAGAACCTTCGTGACAACAGCCATGTTTAAACCTCCAGAGAGCTGACGTTATCTGTCACCGTCAAAATCACTGACGGCACAGATGGATGGATTACCGAAGCTAGATCGGCCAACAAAATGACAGACGTGTCGTCCACTTCCCACATCAATTCGATGTAGTCCCCAGCGTTCAACTGGATAACGTAGTTCCACGCCGTGATGATCTCTGCGTTGTTGCCCTGGATGCGAATTTGCCCAGCACTGTCCGGGACGTTGACGCCGTTCTTGCGCAGCCAGATCCACACCAGCCCAACACCGCCAGATGTCTTGTCCACCTGCGCAGAGAATTGCAGGTTGTAGACGTTGGGACGGTCAACATAAACGCGCGACGTTGGCGTGCCGATATAAACGCCTTGCGACAAGTCTGTGCTGTTGAATGTCATGGCATAAGCGGTATTGATCGCAGCCGCCGTTTGCGTGGTCGTGTCATAGAACGACCCATAGCGCGGCGTCCTGAACTCCTTGGGCGGCGGCACTTGCTGCAATGCAGAAATCTGCTGCTGCAAATTGTCGATCTGCTCCTGAGACGCAGGTGCAGGCGCAAGCGCCACCAGATCGACATGCCGTTTGGCATCAAATGCCTCAGAAAGTGCCACTTCTGCTTTGTTGTCAGCCGCGCCGGTGGCTTGGATGTTGTCAAGGATCAACTGGTTGAGGATAACAATATCAGCGGGCGTCAACTGCCCAGCTACCTTGAAAAGCCGCTCGATGGCGCGGACAGCATCGGGATCATTCCCGACAAAGGCGGCGATCTGGTTTCGATTAAGCGGGGTCGGATCAGCCATTAGAATGCCAGCGGTTCGACCCGCGCCTCCAGCCGTGCCATCGCGAGTTGCGCCTCGCTGGTGCCACGGAACTTCTGCAAGCGCCAATTGCGCATGTGGCCCTGCTGAAGCCAGACCACCCGCTTGTTATACTCGCCCAGCTTGCCCACGCGCGCGGGCTTCTCGACGCTGTAGGTCAGGCCATCGACCGAATAGGATGTCCACACGGTCGGATCGGCACCGGGCTGCACACGGCCTGTCAGCGAGACCAACTCCATGTCATGGAAGATCGCCCCACGGCTTTCATTGTAGACGATGGTCGTGCCGAACTCCCAGCCGATTGTCTCGCCCCAGTGGCTGGCAATGCTCTTGTCCAGATAGCCCACGTCGGTCGCCGCAGGCTTGCAGACGTTCCACCGATCATAGGCAAAGACAGCATCGCAAACAGCCCATCGACCGAGGCCGACCAGAGAGGTGCGCAGGAAGAACCAGACAGGCTGCCCAACAGCCTGCGATCCTGCTGCATCAAAGACGATGGTCTGATCGGGCAGGTGGATGTCAAGGAACTGGTGGCCGCCCTCGGTGCGCTCCTGCATGAACGAGGTGGAAAGCTGTGCTTCGGTATAGCCCGCAAGGATTTCCTCAATCTCGCGCGTGGCGACCTTCTGCGCCGTGCCGTTGGCGCCGATATAGATTGAGATGTTCTCGTTGGTGCCACTGCCCATGAAGGCAATGTTCTCGCCAAAGACGCAGCAGGTGTGCGTGCCAAGCGTTCCCTTCTGGATCTGCGCGCCGGGGATGCGCTGGAACGGAAAGCCCGCTGTCCCGGTGTTGTCAAACACCTCGATGGTGTGGCGGTTCAGCGCGTAGATCTCGTTGCGTAGCTTTAGCAGGGCCTTCACCGGGTCAGGGTCCGCCTCCGAAGATCCATACTTCAGCGGATCGACGGCGAAGGGGTTGTTCAGTTCCGTGATGACGAGGAACTCGCCGTCTGTCGTCATGAAGTAACCATCGACCCAAACCACGGTCAGAGCCGTGCCGAGATCTGGATCAGTCACCTGGGCCAGCGTCGTGCCGTCATATAGATACAGGCGCCCGCCCGATGCGACGGCCAGATAGTCGAAGCTGTAGGTGAACGTCACGCGGCCACCGCTGCCGACATCACCGATCACCGTGACAGTGCCGTTCTGCGCGACCGTGACCAGTTTGGTCCCCATCACGCGGTACAGCACGCCGTTCCAATTCAGGCCGCCCCGGTTAAACCCAGGCCCATCACCAGTCTTCACAATGCCATCACCGGGGCGCAGATAGCCCTCCGAGATGCCCGTGGCCTTTGGCACAGGCACAAGGTTGACAGGATAGCTCGTCCGAAAGTCAGGCGAGCCATCCGTGTAGATCCCGTTGATGATGGAAATTTGCATCTAGCCGACCCGGTACCAGGCGTTGGTGGCGGCATCAAACCGCATGGTGAAGAAGGCGTTGGCGGCGGCCAAGGTGGTCGGCGCGCCGGTGACAGTGGTGCCGCCAGCCGAGACGGTCAGCGAGGAAACGATCTGCGTGCAGTTGACGCTTACCTCCTGCTTGTCGGTCGGCGCAGACGGCAGCACGATGGCGCCAGCCGCGAAAGTGCCTGTTGGCGTCAGCAGCAGCCAAGTGTCGCCCGCAGCTACAGTCACCGAAAAGCCCGTGGCGCTGGGTGCCGCGTATTGCGTCGTCAGCGAACCCGGCAGCGTCAGGTTGTCCTGCATAAAGGTCAGCAGCAGGTTGATCGAGGCCTTGCGCGTGT